AAGTTGCTTTTCAACGCCACGACGTGGGCCAACGTCGCCGTCAATGCCACGTCGTCGCCGATCACGGACATCGCCGTCGCGCTGGCGACCGCCGACCCGGGCGAGGCCGGCACGATGTCGACCTCGGAGGCGACGTACATCAGCTATGCGCGCGTGTCCGTCGCGCGAAGCTCTGGCGGATGGACGGTCACGAACAACAGCGTCTCGCCGGTCGCCGCGATCGATTTCCCGGCTGGCACGGGCGGCAGCGGAACCGTCACGTACGGCTCGGTTGGCATGACCGGCGGCGGCGCCGTCGACATCTTCATGTCCGGCGCCGTGACGCCGAACATCGTCACCGGCTCGGGCGTGACGCCGCGCATCGGGACCGGCTCCACCTTCACGATCGACTGATCGTGCACTCCGCTGAGATGCGCCACTGCATCGAGATGCTCGATGTGGCGGGCGCTCGTCGCCTGCATCGCCACATGGCGCCGCACCTGCCGCAACCGGCCAGCGATGCCGAGACGCTGGCGACGCTGCATCACGCGCGAACCCAGACGCCGGGCATCGCCCTGCGCCTGCGGGTCCATTCGCATCACTGGTTGCTCGATCACGGCTATCCCTCGGGGCTGCCGGATCGATTGCGGCCGATGGCAGACCGGCTCTATCCGCGTGTCGTCGAGGCTGTTGTCGTCTCGGCGACGGCGAGCACGGAACTGTTCAAGCCCGTCGCGCCGCTGATCCAGGACGCGATGCAGGCCGTCGCCCGTGACGCCTACGCGAGCGACAAGCCGGTCGACCACGACAAGCTTCGGGCCGATCTCCGCGAGGCGCGCGTCGTCACGATCAACAAGCTCTTCGGTCGCGTGCTGGCGCCGTTGGCGTTGCGGCAGTCCGAATCGGCGCGGGAGGCAACATGGCCGACGTGAAGATCTCCGCGCTGACAGCGGACGCCTCGGTTGGCGCCGCAGACGAGTTCGAGAAAAACGAAGGCGGCACGTCGAAGAAGACGACAGCGGCGAAGATCGCGACCTATGTCGAGTCGACGATTGTCGGCAAGCAAGCGATCTGGATACCGGCCACGGCAATGACGGCGCGCACGACGAATGGCGCGGCCAGCGGCACGGCCGAGATGACGACGAACAAGAACATGTTCTCGACGCTCGACTTCGACACGACCACGCAGGAGTTCGCGCAATTCGCGTGGCGCATGCCGACCTCGTGGAACGAAAGCACGGTGACCTTCCGGCCGGTCTGGTCGCACGCCTCGACCACGATAAACTTCGGCGTCGTCTGGCAGCTCGCGGGCGTCGCATGCGGCGATGACGATGCCGGCGACGCGGCCTTCGGCACGGCGCAGACCTCGACGGATACCGGCGGCACGACGAACGACATCTACATCGGTCCGGAATCGTCGGCGATCACCATCGCCGGCACGCCGGCCGGCGGCGACCTGGTGTTCTTCCAGGTGGCGCGCGTGCCGTCGAACGGCTCCGACACGATGGCGATCGACGCGCGGCTGCACGGCATCGTGCTCTACATCACGACCGATGACACGGTGGACACCTGATGCGGTACGCACGGATACAGGCCGGCGCGATCGTCGAGATCGTCGATCTGCCGGGCGGCGCGCCCGCTGGCAGCGTCGTCGGCGCGCACGCCAGCAAGCCCTACCTGCTGCCGGTCGAGGACACGCGGCCGTCGCTCGACGCCGTGGCCGAGGTCGAGGAGGGGCCGGTGGTCACCATCGGCGCCGACAAGGTCACGCGCGTCTGGACGGTGCGGGCCAAGACCAGCGGCGAGCTCGACGCCCTGCGCGCCACCGCCCGCCGCCGTGTCGAGGCCGAGTTCCAGGCGCGCTGGCAGGCACCCATCGACTATATCGGTCACACTTGGCACGGCGACCAGGCGGCGGCTGACGACATCAGCGGCGTGCTCGCAATCTATCGCGAGATGGAGCGCATGGGGCAGCCGCCGCCGCCGACGCGCTCTTGGACGCCCTACGGTGCTCTGACCGGTGAGACCGTGACGCGGGACCAGCTCGCCGGTCTCGGTATCGCGATTGGCGTCCGCAAGGATGCGCTGTTCCGAAGGAAGAAGCTCCACCAGGCGGCCATCGCGGCGCTGACCGACGCGCACGAGATCGCCGACTACGACGCATCGGCCGGCTGGACCTGACGCGATGCTGATGCAGGTCAGATCCGGCTTTGCCATGGGCGGCAAGCGGGCGCTGGGCACGATCGGCTTTCATGACAGCGCGATGGCCGCGGCAAGCTCGGTCTCCATGCCAGCCGGCATTGCGGCGGGCGACCTCGCTGTGTTGTTCGACTTCGCCCTCGATACCTCAGTGCCGACCGATGCCACGCCGTCGGGTTTCACGGCGATTGGGACATCGCAGACGTCGCTCAACGGCGGCATCGGCATCCGATGGAATCAGTCGTACAAGGTGCTCACCGGCGGTGAGACGACGGTCACCGGCATGTCGGCTCTCCTGGTGGCGAAAAACCTGCTGGTGTTCCGCGTCACCGGCGCCGGCTCATGGGGGGCGCCGGCGTCGATCGGCCAGGAGGTTGGCCAGTATGGCGGCACCATGGCCAGCGACAAGACGGTGACGGTAGGGGTGGCTCCGCTGGTCGTCCTCGGCTGTATCTTTGGAGGGGCATCGGGCGATCTCGATATGTCGCCGGCGGCGACCGCCGAGCAGAACCTCGACGCGGATAGCCAGGGATGGCTGAACAGCGGATACATCATCTACAATTCCGCGCCGTCGGATAATACCGTCGGGTCGACCGACGATGCGACCGATTTAGCCGTTGCCGCGTTTTACATTCCCCTGGTGTGAGCGGGCGCAAGCATGGCAGACGGCAATCGCGTTACTGAGGCCGGCGACCGCCGCATCACCGAGGCCAGCGACGTCCGCGTCACCGAGGGGCTGTTCGGCGGCACGCTTGCCGCAAGCGGCGTCGGCGCCACGAGCATCGTCGGCGCGGCCATCGGTGCCGGCACCATCACCGTGAGCGGGAGCGGCGTCGCGACGCTTGCCGGCGCCTCGACCGCAGCCTCGACCGTCGCGGCATCTGGCCTCGGCGATGCCAGCCTGGCCGGTGGTGCCATCTTCGCGGCGACCGTCTCGGCATCCGGCCTCGGCGCCGTGTCCATGGCCGGCACGTCGTTTGCCGCCGCCGATCTTGCCGCCAGCGCGACGGGCGCCGCCTCATTGGCGGGGGCATCGTTTGCCGCGGCGACCATCGCGGCCTCGGGCACGGCTTCGGCCTCGCTCCAGGCCACATGGACCGCTGCGGCCGATCTTGCTGCCTCTGGCACCGGAACAGCTACGATCGGTGGGGCGTCGACCGCAGCGGCAACGATCACGGCCGCCGGGACCGGCTCGGCCGACCTGGTCGGCGGCGACGCTAACACCGTGCTCGACGCATCGGGCGCCGGGGCTGCGAGTTTTGCTGGATCGTCGATCGCCGAAGCGGCCATCGCGGCGTCGGCGACGGGCGCTGCGACAATGGCTGGAGGCGCCACGGCCGCAGCGGTGATTGCCGCGTCCGGCACGAGCGCCGTCAGCATGGCTGGCGCGAGCGTGGCGGCAGCGACCATTGCGGCCTCTGGAGCCGCGACGGTCACCCTCGACGGCGTGCACGTCCTGAGCGGCGACATCGCAAGCGCTGTATCCTCGACCGTCAGCTTGGCCGGAAGCATCATCGCCGAGGGCGCGCTGTCGGCGGCCGGAACGTCGGGCGTCGACTTGGCGGGGGTCGCAATTGCGACCGGAACCCTGGCAAGTGCGGCGACGGGCGCTGCGACCATCGTTGCATCGGTCATCTCGGAAGCGAGCATCACCGCCGACGGCGCCGGCGCGGCCACCCTTGCGATCTCCTCGACCGCCGCCGCCGACATCGCCGCCACGGGCGCCGGTGAGGCGCTGCTGGTCGGCTCCGAGCTGCAAGGCAGCGATCTCGCGGCCTCGGGGACTGGCACGGGCGCTCTGCAAGGCAGCGCCGTCATGCCCGGCGCCCTCGCAGCGGCGGGAACAGGCGCCGGTGCTTTTGCAGGCTCGTCCATTGCCGACGGAGCGCTCCAAGTCTCGGCGACGGGCACCGGCGCACTCACCGGCTCGAGCACCGCGGAAAGCGCGTTGGCCACGACGGTGGCGGGCGTCGGAACGTTCGTTGGAGCCTCGACGGCGGCGGCCAGCGTGGCGGGCGTGGGCCTCGCAAGCAGCCTGATCGTCGGTATCCCGGTCCGTCGACATGGCGACAGCCCGGCCGCGCGCCTGATCCGCCGCAAGGGCGATACAATGATCCTGCGGCGCGCCGGCGAGGCGACGACGATCACGCTCAAGGGCAAGCTGGTCACGACTGGCACGAGCGAGAGCCTGGGCGGCACCGCGCAGCAGCGGCGAAATGCTATCCGTATCGGGCCAACGGAAATTGAGGCCTCGGCGTGGTCCGATCCGTGGCCGCTCGCGACTGACGCGATCGAGGTTGAAGGTCGCAGCAAGCGCGTGCTCACCGTCGAGCCGCTGCGCGTCGGCACAAAGGTGCACGTCTACCTCCTCACCGTCGCGGGCTGACATGGGCGTGACCGTGGTCGGCCCGTCGGTCGAGCAGATGGGCCGCTCGATTGGCGAGTGGATCAAGGCCGCGACGATCGAGACGGCCTTCAATGTCCTGGCGCAAGAGGGCGCTCGGGGCTTCGACCGCGAGCCGGTGGTGATTACCGATGGCGTGACGCGGCGCGATCCTCGCCAGGTCAAGCCGTTCGGCAAGATCGAGTTCGTCGCGCGGACAACGATCGCCGACGCCGTGCTCTGGGCGCTGGCCGAGCTGATCCGGCGCTCGCCGATCGGGCCGGCAAAGGACGGGCACTACAAGGATGATCATACCGTGCTGATCAACGGCGCCGAGGTGCGCGGCAACATCCGGGTGGCGCTGACGCAGGTCAAGGCCGGCGACCGCATTCAGATCGTCAACCCGCGCATCTACGCGCGAAAGCTCGAAGGCGCGACGGCGAGCAGGAAGACCGGCCGAGAGCGTCGGCGCGGATCGAGCCGACAGGCGCGCGGCGGCATCTATCGCCCGGTGCTGCGCTCGGTGGTCCAGCGCTGGGGCAAGAGCGTTTACGTCGAGCTCAAGTACGTGAAGCTCAATCTCGGCGTGGAGGTGCGCGGCAAGCAGGGCGGAAACAGCGAGCGCAAGGTGCTGCGCGACCAGGTCTATCCGTGTATTCAGGTCTTTGTAAAACCATCTCAAGTAGTATAGTGGCTAAATGGAAGCGCGGACGTGCACCAAGTGTGGAGAGTGCAAACCGGCGACGGTTGAATACTTCACAAGAGAGAAGGGGTACAAGCACGACCTGAACTCCAGATGCCGCGTCTGCATCAAGGAATATCGGCGACAGCACGCAATCAGATATAGAAAGACGGAGGCCGGGCGTGCGGCGCGCCGGGCGGCGAACAAGAAATGGGAGGGGAGCGAGGCTGGCGGGGCCAAACACCAAGCGGCGAGAAAAGCGTGGCGCGAGCGAAACAGGGAGAAACGCGCGCAACAACACCGTGATTGGCGGGCGACGCTGTCCGAAGATCATAAGCGCCGGATCATGAAGGCTGGCGTCGCCTACACTGAGAATAGAAAAGCCCGCGATCCGAGGTTCAAACTGAGGATGGTGATCTCTTCTCGAATAGCGCAATCGCTGCAGGCGAGAGGTACGTCGAAGCGCGGCCGCTCATGGGAAAGGTGGTCGGGTACACGCTTTCGGACCTTAGGGAACATCTAGAGCGACAGTTCACTGGCCGAATGTCGTGGGAGAACTATGGCAAATGGCATGTAGATCACATCGTGCCGGTGGCATCGTTCATATGGACATCGTCAGATGATGCTGAGTTCAAAGCATGCTGGGCATTGACGAACTTGCGGCCGCTTTGGGCCGATGCGAATCGGCGCAAGAAGGACCGGCGGCTCTATCTGATTTGAAGCCCGGCCAGACGGTGAATTGAGGTCCGCATGTCCGGTGATCCGCTCCACGCCGCGTTCTTGACGCACATCGCGAGCGAGCTGGACGAATGCGGCCTTGCGCTGCCGTGGACGGTGAAGGACACGCGGAACACCGGGCTCGACCCCGATGCCGGCGCGCCCTATGTCGATTTCGAGATCACGCCACAGCCGACGGCTCAATACACCACCGGCGCGCCAGGCGCGAACCTGCATCAGGAGCAGGGGCAGATCATCATCGCGTTCACGGTGCCTTTCGGCGATAGCGCAAACCAATTGCTCGCCGGCCAATACGCCGCCGCGCTTTTTCAGCGCTTCCTCTACCTCGGGACACGCTTCACCTGCGGCGATCGATCGGTTCGCCTCTTTCTCCCGGTCCGCCTCGGATACGGCGAGAATGATGGCGGCATGTGGATCGAAACCATGGCCGTGTCCTACGAGCTGTTTCACGTCGGGTAGTCGCCCGGCTCGATCCCAACCGCGTCCGCCAGCGCGTCCACCCCAGCCGCTCCTCACCGAGCGGCTTTTTCGTGAGGAGTGACGCCGCATGGATTCGGCAAACAAGCAAGACGCAATCGTCACGGAGTCGACGCAGAACACGACGCCGTCGACGCCCTCGTTCCTTCTCGGCCGCTTCACCAGCGTCGGCGGCAGCCCGCAGCGCAACTCCGTGCGCTCTCCCGAGCGTCGAGCGGATCGCATGATGGCCTCGATGGTCACCGGCTTGAATGGCTTTCAGAAGTCGATCTCGGGTGTCTGGTGCCGCGATGCCGCAAACGACGTGCTGCTGCAATCGCTGCTCAACGGCGCCTATTCGTCCAACGTCTTGAAGAACGGCTCGACGGCGAGCTTCTTCACGTTGGAAGAGAAGTACGAGGGCGGCGCGACCGATCCTTACCGTCGCGCCACCGGCTGCCAGGTCGACAGCATGGCGATGTCGTACCGCATGGGCGAGGCGATCCAGTGCAACTGGTCGATCCGGCACATGGGCGAGGCGACTGCGGCCACTGCGATCGCCGGCGCGACCTATGCGGCGGCGTCGCCCGGCTACGATCCGGTGTCGACGGTCGATGTCGCCGTGACGAGCATGTTCGGCTTGACGTCGCCCAAGGTCGTCGGCCTCGACATGACGATCACGAACAACATGAACTCGCTCCACTCGTTCGGCTCGGCAAATCCATGGGGCCTGTCGAACGGCCTGTTCGACATTTCCGGCACGCTCCAGGTCTATCTCAGCGCGGCGGCCGACTACTCGACGTTCACGACGCGCCAAACCGGGCTCACCTTCAACATCACGCTCGGCTCGGTCACGAACCAGAAGGACAAGATCGAGATGGGCAACGTCCACGCCTACAACCCGGACATCAGCGATCCGGGCGCTACCGGTCAACACATGGTCTCCATCCCGTTCTCGGCCGCGTACTACGCGCCCGACACGGCGGCGATCAAGTGGACCCGGCTGGTAGCGTGAGGGGGGCCTGATCATGACCTATCTCGTGCTCCGCAACTTCCACGTCTACGCGCTCACCGGCGAGACGCGCATGGTGAACGGCCAGCAGTTCGACGTCGAGAAGCGCGTCGACTTCCGGCGCGGCATGACCTTGCTGCCCGCCGACGTGCCGGCCGGCCACGACGCCGCGCACTGGATCGCCACGGGCCTCGTGTGTGACGGTTCCGAGCCGGGCGCCGCCGGCGACGACAACCCCTAGACACCGCCGAAAATCCGCCAGCAACGAAACACCGGCCCGCATACGCGGGACCGGCTGCACGACCGCGCCTCGGCTCGGCCGTGCGGGGAGCCCGTCGTCTGGCGGCGGCGGCTCCCCATTCCCTTCCACCGACTGAAAACCGCCAGGAGCCGACATGGCTGACTATGTGTTCGACAACATCGAGGAAATGCAGCGCAACCGCGCGCTGGAGAAGGACGGCATCGAGCTCGGCCTTCCGGGCGACCGCGTTCTGATCGTGCGCGCCGCGTCCGATGCCAACCCGATGTGGCGCGCGCGCAGCGAGCAGATCGCCAACGAGCTGCGCCGCCTCTCCAATTCCAAGGCGCCGCCCGAGCGCGTCCGCGCCTATCTCGCCGGGATCTATGCCGAGCTGCTGGTCCGGGACTGGCGCGGCGTCACCAGCCGGGGCGTCGAAATCCCGTACAGCGTCGAGGCCGGCAAGGCGTTCCTGATCGCCGCGGACGATGCCTATGCGGCGGTCGACGGCGTTGTCTACGAAAACAAGAATTTCCGGTCGACGCGCATCAATGCCGTGGTGGAGGAAGCAAAAAACTCCTGACGTGGGTCGCGAAGCACGGAAAGGAGATCGAGATCAATCGGGCGATGGCCGAGGAAGGCCGGCCCGAGGGTGTCGATTTCCTGCTCGCGCAACCCACGCTCTCACCCGAGGCGCAGGTCTACTACGATGCCTGGGAAGACCTCGCCGACGACCGGATGCAGCTCTCGCACAGCCTCGGCATGGCCGGCGGCATGCTGCTCCACCAGCGCATCGGCAGTGACGTTATCCGGCGCCACGGTCGACGCCTCGGCTATCTTGGAGACGGCCTCGCCGACTTCGTGGTGATCGTGCGCGCCATCGATCGGATCGAGCGCGCCGAAAACTTCAAGCGCCAGGTCAAAGAGATCGCCGACGCGCAGAAGAAGAACAACAGAAAGCCGTAGGCGGTGCGCATGGTTGACGAGGTCAAGACCATCCGGATCGTCGTCGACGCCAGCCGTGCCGTCGACGGCTCGGCCTCGGCGACGCGCGCGCTCGCGAACATCGACAAGTCGACCAAGGACGTCGACACGACGCTCCAGCGCATGGAAAAGTCGCTGGCGTCGATGGGCTCGGCCATCAAGGCGCACTTGGCGATCGCTCTCGCCGACCTCGTGGCGCGGCTCGTCGAGACGGTGAAAAGCGCCATCGCTGCCGTGAGCGGCCTCGACGAGCTGGCCGAGCAGGTCGGCACGACCGCGCGTGCATTGCAGGGGATGCAATTCGCGGCCGTGCAGAACGGTGCCTCGCTCGAACAGCTCGAGCAGGGCATCAACAAGTTCTCGATCAAGATGGGTGAGGCGGCGGCCGGGTCAAAGCCCGTGATCGACGCGCTCACCCAACTCGGCGTCAAGAACCTGGACTTGCAGGGCAATCTCAGGCCGACCGAGGAATTGCTCGCCGATGTCGCGACGGCGCTCCTCGCGATCGAGGATCCGGCGAAGCGGTCCGCTGCGGCCGTCGACCTGTTCGGCAAGGCCGGCAACAAGCTGTTGCCGTCGCTCAAGGACTTCCAGCTCGGCGCCGATGCGCTCGTCGTGCTGGCAAAGGCGCAGAACGCCTATGTGAGCCCCGAGACGATCAAGCGCCTGGACGAATACGCCGACCGGCTGGAGCGCCAGAAGCTCCAGATGCGCGCGCTGGCGGCTGAGGGCGTCGTGCTCGTGCTCGAAAAGCTCGACGAACTCGACGCCTGGCTGTCGAAGAACTCCATGGCCTTCGGCGATTGGGTGCGCTCGATCGACCTGACACCGATGCTCGACGGCATCCGCAACACGATGGACGAGGCGGTGATCGCCGTCGGCCGCGTGGTCGTGACGATCATCGAGTATTTCAAGCAACTGCCCTCGGAAATCCCCAAGCTGTTCGTCGACGCGATGAACGGCGCAATCAAGGCGCTGGAAAGCGGCCTCAACACCATCACTGGCGGGCTCGCCGATTCGTGGCTTGGCCGTCAGCTCGGCATCAGCGGCGGCGGTGTGAGCCTCGGGCGTCTTGAAGGCGGCGGCGCCGGCACGGCTGGTGATCGGTTCGGGAATGCCCGCTTCGCCGGGTCCGAGTGGGCCGCGGGCCAGCGGCAGCGCAATCAGGAGGTCTACGCGCAGCAGCAGGCCGAGCGCGATCGAGCGCGACAGGCGAGCGAGGAGCAGAAGGCGCTCGACAACGTCCATCGGTTCTGGCTCTCGGAATCGTCAGCGACCGGCTACACGCCTGGCGCGCCGGGCGCCGGCACGTCGAGGCCAACGGGTGGCGGCGGCGGCGGCGGTGAGTCGCCCGAGCAGAAGCTCGCAAAGCTCGAGCAGCAGCTTCGCAACACGGCGGAAGCGCAGAACGCCATGACGGCGGCCGCGCGCGCCGGCGATCAGGCATTCGAGGAGCAGAAGACCAGCCTCGACGCGACGCAAAAGCTCTTCGACATCTTTGGCGTCACGCTCGACAAGACGGACGAGCGCTTCATCCGCGTCCGCGACCGGATGCGCGAGATCGCCCAGGGCAAGGCGGCCGAATCGTTCAACGTCGCCACGACCGAGCTGCAAAAGCAAAACGTCGTGCTCGAAGCACAGATCAGGCTTCGTGACGAACTCCCGGAGGTGCAGGCGCGCGAGCTGGCGCTGATCAAGAGCACACAGGAGGCGCAAAAGGCCGGCGCCGCACTCTCGGCGCAGGATGTCGAGAACCGGCGCGCGGCGATCGAGCAGAACGAGCGGCTGAAGACGCAAGCGGAGGAATTGAAGAAGGCCGAGGAGCTGTGGACGGAGCCGCTGAAGCAGGCGCTGCGCGACATCCAGTCGACCGCCGCCGATGCCTTCGACAAGCTGCTCGAAAACGGCAAGCTCAGCTTCGAGGAGTTGCAGACGACCTTCATGAGGATCATCCGCCGCATGGCTGCGGAGTTCCTCGCGCTCGCCACCATCCGGCCCGTCATGTCGGTGCTGGTCAATGCGATCTCGCCGTCCATGGCGCAGTCGATGGGGCTGGGTGGCTCGTCTTCGATGGGCGGCGGCTTGCTCGGCGGTAGCGGAGGTGGCGGACTGTTTTCACCGGGTTGGTCAAGCACTCCGATCTTCGGCGGCATCGACGATGAGATCGCGGCTTGGTCGGCCTACGGCACGTCGGCGCAGAACGCTTTCAGTTTGTCGAGCATGACCTGGGGTCAAGCTGCCGGCATCGGTGGTGGCCTTCTCGGCATGGGTATGGGCGTCAATTCGCTGCTCTCCGGTGGCGGGTCGACCGGGTCAATCATCGGCGGTGCTGCTGGCATCCTTGGCGGCGGACTCGGCATCGCCGGGGCACTGATGCCTGCGGTGCTCGGTGGCGCCCTCGGCCCCATTGGAATGGCAGTCGGGCTGCTCGGCGGCATCCTGCCGAGCCTACTCGGAGGCTCGACGCCCCCCGTCATCACCAACAGCACGTACGCGCAGCTGCAGTACGGCAGTGGTGGCTGGGGCACGTCTGGCGGTGCCTGGGGGCCATCGGCGAACTCGTCCCAATCTGAAGCCGGCCTGAAGGCCCTCGGCGGCGGCATCAGCAACGTGTTCGGCCTGCTGGGCGGCGTGAAGGACCCGCAGAAGGTCTGGGGCCTGTCGGCGCAGAGCAAGAGCGTGTCGGGACAGGGCTGGAGCAGCGACTCGACGAGCACGTTCCTCGTCGATCCGTCGGGCAATCAGCAGCTCTGGCGCATGAACGAATCGAACATGATGGACACCGCGTCGGCGCAGGTCGCCTATCGGTCCATCCTCGAAGGTGCCGTCGGCGACATCACCGAAAACATGCGCAAGGCCCTCATCCAGACGGGCCAGACGATGGGCGGCACTTCACTGCAGGCCATCGCTGAAACCGTCTCGGAAGTGCTGGCGTTCGACGAGGCAATCAAGGGGCTGGGCAAGACCGTCATCGATGCTGAGAAGGCGGTGAAGGCCGTCGATGATTCGTTCGCGGCCATGTACGCCACGGCCGACAAGTACGGCTTGGCGACGGGCGATCTCGACGCATCGAAGGCAGCTGCCCGCCTCGGCGTCGCCACCGATTTTGGCAAGGGCATCTCGCGCAGCATCCTCGAAATGACGGACCCGAAGGCCGCTGCGATGCAGGACATCGAGGATTGGCGCTCGATGATGGTCGACAACAACAAGTGGCTGCTCGACAACGTCGAGGGCGCGATGGACCAGATCCTGAAGATCGAGGAGCTGTTCGGTCTGAAGCGCGCTGCCATCATCGAGCAGACCACCAGCAACGCGCTCGGCAGCCTGAAGAACACGCTCGACCGGCTGCTGTATGGCGACCTGTCCGGCGCGAGCCCTGGCGATGCCCTGAGCGGGGCGTATGGCAGCTATCAGGCGGACCTTGCGAAGGCGAACCTGGGCGATGCAGCGGCAGCGGGCCGGCTCAATTCGTCGTCGGGCGACTACATGAGCGCGGCGGCGTCTTACTACGGGACATCGTCGGCCGCCTATCAGACCCTTCGCCGCCAGACCATTATTGATGTCGCCGGCGCCTATCGCTACAACGGCGGCTCGTTCGGTGACATTCCCGGCGCTTACGACGTCATCATGGGCGGCGGCGGCTTCACCGGTCTGCCGGGCATGGGGGCAGGAAGCCTCAATATCGGACTGGCCACGGTCAGCCAGCAGTTCGGCGACCTCTCCGCCAAGTTCGTCCAGGTTCTCGATAGCAGCGCCACCCGCGACGAGAAGATCGACGAGTTGCTCGATCTTATGCGTCGCCTCGTCATGGGGAATGCAGGGTAATGCCCACCGCAGCCGAGTACGAATACCTGATTCGGTTCAGTGAGCCGGACAGCCCGTCGACATGGAACTATCCTGGCACTACGCATGGTCGCACGACGTCGGGCTCCGACACGCCATCTCACCTCGTCATCCCGCCGAGCCTTACGGCCCCGCCGACATTCCAAATCTCTATCTTCGACGGCATCGACCCCACGCTCAATCCGCGCGGGACCATCGGCGCCATCACCCTTCGCGACCCGACCGGCAAACTCGATGGCTCCGGCGCGTTGATCAACCTGCCGGGCTACGTGTTCGACGGCGGCACGCTGGAGCTGCGCCGGGGCACGCCGGGCGCTCTCTACTCTGGCTTCACCACCGTCGGGACGTTCACGACCGCGGGCCTGCTTTACGATCACGACACCAAGGAAATCCGCCTTCAGACACTCGGTCGCATCCTGGAGCAGTCGGCCTTGCACGATCAACGATACACCGGCGCCGGGAGCGCCAATGGCGATGCCAACCTCACTGGTCAGTTGAAGCCGTATTGCATCGGCCAAGTGTTCAACGTCCCGGCGACGCTCATCAATGCGTCAAACCTGATCTACCAGATTTCGTGCACGGCAATTCAATCGATCGACGCCGTGCGCGATGGCGGCAGCGGGGTGACGGGG